TTTGAATCTATATTTGGCAAGAGGATCATAGTGATTCCATACTTTCTTAGATTGATATGGTATCTCTATTTTTCCAACGGCAGCAACAAACTGTTCAGTTGGTAGATAGATTGCTGAGTCCCAATCACTTTCTGCGATGTCTACAAAGAGACCACCGTTCTTTACATCACGTTTCAAGTATTTATGAATGATTTTGCGAGGTATATCAATCTTACCCTTTAGTAATGCTTCTATAGTTTTTAATCTTTTCTTTGGACTGATGTAATGTAAGTTCGCACCCCAGAAGTGATCAGTTTTTACTTCTAATACTAAGGTCAATGGTAACTGATCGTAGTAAGGAAGAACTTGCTTACTCACTCGTGCATTATATTCAAACATCATAAGCTTTCCTCTCTTGGGATAGAAAGACACCTCATTGTCATCATCACGATTGACAGTTTCGTTTGTGATGATGGCATCCTTTGCACCGTCTGCTAATGCAGAACGCATCGCAACCTTACCTGCTTGTCTCCACCAAGCAGGACTACGATCTTCACCTGCTTGTGCTTTCTCTAGCTTTTCAAAGACCGATTCCAAGATGATCCTCCGTGAGAATTAGAAAGTCCATTCTTCTATCATCACAGTAATTTTTTGCTGCCTTCCACTTAGCAGTGTTCTTCATAAAAGTATTTACCTCTTGCAAATATCTTCTAGTTTTACGTTGAGGTGCTTTAGGTGGTTTTGTTTGTTTCTTTGGTTTCACCTCAACAATATATTTTTTAAGAGAACCATCTTTATCCCTGACTTTTACATAAAAATCTGGATAATATCTATGTACTCTACCGTCAGTAGGACAACGATACGGTATGATTATCTCTTCACTACCCCACTCTAATACATTATTTTCCCTATCGCAGTACTTCATAAACATAAGTTCCCACGATGATCTGTAGAATATTCTGCGGAAATCACCCTTATACTTATGGTAGTTCACTGGTTTGTATTGTCCAGAGTACGCCATAAATAAAATGTATGCCAAAGCTTATTTAGATGGCGAATCTCTACTCAGATCTAGCTAAACAACTTAATCGTGGTGGTGGAGTTGCAAAGTCTAATCAATTTAGATGCACTATTCCTGCTATATGGCAACTGGATCTTCAGGGACTGCCAGATGTGAGTAATGCCACGAGAGAATCGATGGAGCTTCTTTGCAACTCGGTCTCCCTTCCTAGTGTGCAGGCAGCTACTGGACAAGTAAATGGATACTATACTGGGCATAGTATGAAGTATCCTACGATGAAGATGTACAATGATTTGTCACTGTCCTTCATCTGTGATGCTAATATGACAGCTTACAAAGTTTTCCACGCTTGGTTTGATAAAATTTTCCAGGAGTTTGATAATGGTGGTGATGAAATTGATATGATGGAAGGATGGACTAACAGTCCTGATAGAGATAGAAATAGATATGTTAGAGTTAGATATCCTGATGAGTATCAGATGTCAGTTCTGATTGATAAGTTTGAACCTGGACCTGTCAATCGATCTCAATCTAAGTCGATGAGGTACTGGTTTCAGAAAGCATATCCATATTCTATTGATGCTGTTCCTCTAGATGCAGGTGCTACTACATTGGTTACCTGTACTGTTAATATGTACTATGAAAAGTTTGAGATTCAGTATGAAGATGCTCTTCAGAATTTCAAGTCTATGTCTAAACTTGATAAGTATCCTCTTCCAAAGAAACTACGCAAAGCTTTGAGAGGTATTGATGACAGTACTAAAAAGTTCTCTAAGAATTTAAAGAACGCTTTTGAATGACCCCCTAAATATAAATATCGAATTGAAATACTATGCCTTTACCAAAAATTGAAGTGCCTTCGTACTCTACTACTCTCCCTTCTACGGGACAGACAGTGAAGTATCGTCCCTTCTTGGTTAAGGAAGAAAAAACTCTTCTCTTAGCTTTAGAATCGGAAGACACACAACAGATTCAGAATGCAGTTGTAACACTACTAACTAATTGCATCACAAGTAGATTGGTTATTAAGAATCTTGCGATGTTTGATCTTGAGTATTTGTTTCTGAAGATTCGTGCCAAGTCAGTGGGTGAAGAACTAGAACTCAAAGTTATCTGTACGGATGACAATGAGACTGAGGTTGATGCTCTTATTAGCTTGGAAGATGTAGAGGTTATTAAACCAGAAGGTAGTACCGATACTATCGAATTGACTGAGAACATTGCTCTCAAAATGAAGTACCCTTCTTTGGATCAGTTCATCAAAAATAATTTTGGTGATGTTGAAACTAAACCTGATGAAGTGTTTGAACTTATTGCTGATTGTATCGATCAGATTATTGATGGTGATGAAGTATATGAGTCTGCTAATTCTAGCAGGAAAGAGATGATTGCTTTCATCGATAGTCTTACATCATCTCAGTTTGCATCTATGCAAACGTTCTTTGTGAATATGCCTAAGCTATCTCACACATTCACCGTAACTAATCCTAATACGAATGTGGATTGTGAGTATACACTTGAGGGTTTGGCATCTTTTTTCGGGTAGTGATGTCCTATAATTCCTTAGAGAATTATTTTAGGACAAACTTTGCTTTAATGCAGCATCATAAGTATAGTCTTACTGAGATTGAAAATATGATGCCGTGGGAAAGAGAAGTATATGTTGCATTACTTATCGCTTATCTTGAAGACGAAAAACTTAAACAGCAAACAGGATAATGTCACTAGAGTCTAGCATTAAAGTTCTGACAACTCTTTCTTCTGCGCAATTGAACGCGCAGAAGATTACTAATAGTATCCTGTCTGATGTTGTAAACTCTCAGCTAACGACTAACAATCTTCTTCGACAGCAAATTTCTTTGTCGAGAAAGTCTATCTCTGCTAGCAAGTTTACTGCGCAAGAGAATGCAATTGAGAAGTATAATATAGGTGGTGTAGGTGGAAAGGATAAGGGAGGAAAGACAAAGAAAAAATCTAAGGTAGATTTAAAGAAAGCTCTAGGTCTTGGTGCAATAGCACTTGGTATTGGTGCTCTTACTGCTGCAGCATCAAAGTTTTCTGATGGAGCTGCAGGTATTGCTGATACTCTTGATGGGTGGGCAGATAATTTAGAAGAATTTGAGATAGATCTTAGAGAAAAACTAAGTAACTTTAGGGAAAAAACAGCAAGGTTTTTAACTAGACTTCAGGATATCTTGACCCCCATAGATGGGTTCTCGATGTTTGGTCTTCGTCAGATATCGATGGGAGTCGATGCTGCGAAGTCTGGTAAGTATGCAAAGACTGGTGGTGCAGTTCGTGGAGCAATCGGCAAGGGAATAGCTGGAGCTGCTAAGTCAACTGCGATGCTTCCTGTTAGAGGAACCCAAGCAATTGCTGAAGCGGTTGGAAGGTCAGATACTAGCAAGCTTGCATCTAAATTAGATGACATTGCTATCAGACAGGGAGCACGTGCAGGTAGCAGTACTCTCCCAACTACTATTACTCCTAAGACTTTAAAAGATTCTCTTGTCGCTGCTGTAAAAACTACTAGAGAAAGAGCTGCTGGTTTTGTAAGTGGTGCGAGACAGGGAGCACAGAGAGGTGTAGAGGGAGTACAGAGAGGTGTAGCTACACGTGTAGCTGGATTAAAAAATCTTCCTACACAAGCTAAACTCTTTGGGCAAGGACTTACTGGTGCTCGTGATGTCGATGTTCTTCGCACTGCAGGTCGTCCGTTCCCGAACATTGCTCGTGGTGTTGGTGATGTTGGGATGGAAGCGGGTGGTGTCTTCCGTGCTGGTAGAGGTATTAGAACAGGTATTCAGGGTACTGTTACAAGTGCTCGTAATGCAGCTAGCGCTACTAGACAAGCAGTCTCTGCAGCAACTCCGCAGGGAGTCAAGCAGTTTATGGCAGTCTCGAAAGCTGCTGGTCCTCAAGCTGCAATCCTTGGTACCTTTGATGATATCGTTAAGAACCTTAAGAACCTTAAGGTAAAAACTATTACTAGTTTTGGTAATGTAATAAAAGCATTGCCTGGACAGTTTAAAAATTTAACTAC